GTACTAACAAATAATTAGCTGAAACATTACCAGCTAACAATTTATCCTGAGTACCTAATCGAACACCATACACCATAGGATTTATAGAACCATCAGGAAATGTTAGTTGTTCCTTGTGAACTTCCATAAATGGATCAAGGTTACCACCATAGTTTTTAATAGTTGGTTCTGTAACTTGATTAGGTTCTGTAACTGGTACTAAGTCAGTGATATTATTAAGATCATGTAATTGCATTTTAATGCTCCTATTTATTTTGAATTAAGGAATATGTTTTGAAAGTGGGGCTGATTGAGTAATAGTGCTCAGCCCCAAAACACCATCTATTCAGAGTTTTGTTTGGGATAGATATCGTACTTTGTTGCCAAAGTATTCCAGACTAACATTAGTGCTGTTATTGCATAAGCACTATTATCTTTACAACTGGAATCAATCATTGATACAGCATCCTTAAAAGCTGTATCAAGATTATCTCTTTCACCAAACAGATTGCACTCTTGAATAGAGAGTTTTTTATCACCATTATTAATGATGTAATTATTCTCTTTCAATTCATACTCCATTTATTAGTTAAGAATTAAATGTTTTGTGCTACCCTTCATTCTACGATCAGGTAGCGATGCATCCATAATAAGTCTAGGTCTATTTTCACCGTATCCAATACTCGGCTTCATTCTTACATACATCACAAAGTAAAGGTACAGCCCGACCACCATCGGCTGATTGCATATCGTATAATTGTCAAAGAACATCAAGACATTTAGTCAATGTCTTTGACTATTATACGTTTCAGAAATCAAAAAAGTTCCAAAATATTTAAACTTTTTTAAAATAATTTGCGGTGTATAATATAACTGGCTTAAGTCAATTTGCTTTTTTCAATACAATAATTCTAACCTGAAAACGGATTAGGGGGGCGGTCGTGTGCAAAAAAAGAAAAACACACATGCTAATATAATTTTTTAAAAATTTTCTAAAGGTTTTTTGGATGAATTACTGGGGCGGGTACTATAAATACAAAAGCGGATACTATATATACTATATTACTATTTACTACTTACTATAATTACTATATATTACTATATATACTATATTACTATATATATATTATATATATATTATATATACTATATACTATATATACTATTATACTATATATACTATAGTACTATTATAAATAACCAACCGCAAACTAAACTAGGATAATTAAATATATATTATATCAAACATAGTTGTCAAGTTTTTATTAAATTAAATCATGTCAGAATACAAAACATTATACCAAAAAGCTTTATCTGGTGACTTCGAGATTGGTAACGTGTATGAAAACCTAGAACGTTGCCGTGAGATATCCGCAGAGCTAAAGCTAATGGATGTTATAGACCCAAGCTCTAGACAAATCGGTTTGATATCTGAGTTGCTGTATCGCATGAAGAACATGCCGGAGTTACAAATACTAGATGTCAATATGTTTACCGATGAGGAACCTAACTAGTTGGCACTAAGTCGCACAATTAAAGGGGTTAAGCATTACGCTTACGAATCAGAACTAGAGTTTCGTACCGCACATCCTAACACACCTCTGATTACAGACTGGAAGAAAGCAGAGGAGGGGGACTGGTGTCTTGCAGACGATGGCAAGATAGTTCAAATACTAAAGAAAGGTTGTTTCGTAGATTCCAAAAAAAGAGATAACGATTATATTAGAACAATTATTGGTATGTTTAATCACAGAGGTAGAGGTTCTTTTGCAGGTACGGTAAAAGATGAGATATACAGATTTACGAAGAAATCAGACTATCAAATTAAAACAGGTGGGTATCTTACAGATGCAAAAAGAAACTTTGCTAAGTATATTGCACATGGAATGGAGCCTACAGAAGCATATCAAAAAGCATTTCCAACTACAAACAGTTTAGAGTATGCAGAAAGAAAGTCAACACTACTACTTAAAAACAAAACAGTGAGGCAAGCAGTGGATAAAGAAATAGAAAACTTAATGTCAGAGGTAGGTATTACAAAAAGATACTTATTGGAAAGCACTAAAGATGTTGTAGACAAAGCAGATGCAAAAGACAATGATAAGCTTAGAGCCTTGGAGACACTGATGAAGATATCTGGTTTGTTATCTACAGAAAAGAAAGTAGACTCTGTAGCACTGATACAAGAGTTTTCTGGGTTTAGCAGAGATAAGCTCAAAGCATTTGAACAGGGTATATTACCAGAAACAAAAAAAGAAATTAGTGGATAATAAAAAATTTTTAGATTGGTGGGAGGTTGCAGTTGACATGCATAATTATGCACCTAATCCTAACGACCCTTTGCATTATTATGACTATAAATCTGCATTTGAATCTGGACATCCAGTTCCTGAAAGTGGAGAGCATTGGAACTCTAAATTTAAAAGCGACTTACATCCCAATAGATTTGTAAAAGGAAAAGACCCTAGTGTAAACAGACCAGAATTAGAATGGTGGGATACTAAATATCAAAAAGCCGCTACAAGTGCTGATGTTATAAAAGCTGACTCTCTTAGGCAGGAGTTTGAAAAAACTATCTATGGAAGGGTAGTGACAGGTATAAGAAAATGACTTTTAATATTACCAGAAACAAAGAAACAATTACCTGATGGCTAACAACTTATTACAAATGGCACAGCCCGCATCAACCAATGTGCACAATAACATAGACAATCTAATATTGCAAGCTGAATTAGATAAAAAACAATTTGGAGGAGTTAGTTACTATGGAGATAGGCAAGACTTTCCAATAGATATGGTTAAGTATGCTAATTTAATGTCTAAAGCAAATATGTCAAAAGCTATATCAGAATTAAAAAGTGACATAACTCCAGAAGGCCAAGAAACGCTATCAGGCTTAACTCAAGAGGTTATAAATAGAATGAGATTAGGGGATGCCCCTAAGGGTATCATAGCATACAGATCAGAACCTAAATCAAATGTTAGAGGACAGTACTACCCTGCAAAAAATCCCCTGTATGCTCCAGACACAATTAGAATTTTTGAGCCTACAAATATTAGATATAAAAAAAATGACCTAATAAGTGATTACCCAACGGAAACACTACTCCATGAACCCTTACATGGTATTCGTACAGTAAGCAGTCCTAATAAGCTGTTATTTCACAGAGAGCAAAAAGGTTTTACGCAAAGCGATTTTAACAGGTACGAACAAAACATGATACAATCACTAAGTGATTATCTTGGAAACAGGGAAAAAGTTTTTAAAGAAGCAGAAGCACTATGGCAACCCCAGCTAGAAGGTGTATCTAGGGAAGCGTATTTACGTAGAGTTCGTCCATACAATCCAATAGAAAATATTTTAAAGTGAGTTTTAACATCACCCCACCTCCATCAGAGATGGATAAAAGAGATGAGGTGCTAGCAAAAGCATATAGCAACCTTATTTACTTTGGCAGGGCCTTTCTTCCCAATGACTTTCTAAAGAAATCAGAATCAGCACCCTTTCACTACGAAATGGGAAAGAAGATGATAGATACCACACCCGGAGCTAGAATATGCAATATAATACCTAGAGGTCACGGTAAGTCTGTAGTGGCAAAGGCGGCTATCATACACAAGCTATGCTTTGCGGCTGACGACCAGCAACATTTTATTGCATGGGTATCAGAAGAACAGTCGCAGGCTATAGATCATTTAAAGTATATCCGCTCTCATTTTGAAAACAACAAGATGATACGGTACTACTTTGGTAATATGGATGGTGGTAGTGTAGGTAAACGCTGGACGGAAAAGGATTTAGTAACTCCCAAAGGTGACAGGGTAATATCCAAAGGTACATCACAAAGGCTTAGAGGTAGGGCAGAAGTAGATGTACGATATACTGGTATTGTACTGGATGACTTTGAATCGGAATTAAATACAAAAACGCCAGAAAGGCGTGCAGACATCAAGAAATGGATTGTATCCACAGTGTACCCTGCCTTAGAAGAAACTCCGGGGAATGAGGGGTGGATATGGCTTTCTGGGACTATTGTACACTACGACTCTTACTTGCAAATGACGTATGACGGTTGGAAAAAAGCACAGGAAGACAAAAGAGCATACCCTTGGGATGTAAACTTTTACAGGGCTATTGAAAACGATAGACCCTTATGGGAGTCTCAGTTTTCTAAAAAGAAACTAGAATCTAAAAAACGAGAGTTTATTGAAGCTGGCTTGGTTAATAAGTTTGCTCAGGAGTACATGAATGATGCTAGAGATGTAACCAGTGCATCTTTTAAAATAGATAGAATCCAATATTACAACGGAAGGGTTGAATGTAAAAATAAATTTAACTACCTTATAGACGGTGAAGATGCGATACCAATTCATATCTACATGGGTGTTGACCTTGCGGCAACAGCTTCAGAGACTTCTGACTATCAAGTCATACTGGTCATGGGCATTGATTCCAGCAATAATCGGTATGTATTGGAGTATTTTCGTGAGCGTATACCAACATTCGATGTTCCGAAGGAAATTATACGACTTGCAAACAAGTATACTCCAGTACGCAGAGTTACGATTGAGACAGTTGCGGCACAGGAGATGGTTCGGGATATGGTTACACGGCTTTCCGCAACAGAGAAAAGACTTCTTCCGGGTATATTTAAGGGAGTTAAGCCTCCGAATAGAATTAAAAAACAAGATAGGCTGGAAACCAGTCTTGGCCCTATTGTCAATTCTAAGAAGTTGTATATACAAAGAGAGATGACAGAGCTGGTAGATGAGTTCTTTGAACACCCCAAGCCTAGAAATGATGATGTTATGGATGCTTTGTACTATGCAGACTACTTTGCGAAAGCACCAAAGAGCGGTAGGGCTAAGCTAGACTCTATTGACAGTGTTGACGATCATCCAATACGAAAAATACAAAGCAAAGCGTATAACTGGATGACGGGTTCGAGATTTTAAATGTTGCACTATTATACTCTTTATTGTTAACATAAGATAGCTAAATACACACATGCCAAGGTACTCAACAAGATCAAAGAAAAGATTATCAACCTGTGATGAAAGGTTGCAAGAAGTGTTTAATGAAGTGATTAAGCACGTAGACTGCTCTATACTGGAAGGTCATAGAAGCAAGGAGAGGCAAAATAAACTATATGATGAAAAACGTACTAAGGTTAGGTATCCTAATGGTAGGCATAATTCTAGCCCTTCTAAAGCCGTTGACGTTACCCCTTATCCTGTGGATTGGGAAGACCGGGAACGACAAACCCTCTTTGCTGGGTTCGTTATTGGCATTGGTCGGGGCATGGGCTATAAGATAAGATGGGGCGGTAACTGGGATATGTATGAAGAAAAAGGTAGATGGGAAGTGAAAGACAATCGTTTTGATGACTTTCCGCATTTTGAGATAAAAGAATAATGCCCGGTACTACAGACACAGTAAAAGCAAAATTAACACCCGGTGAATTTGTCATTCGCAAAGAAGCCGTAGATATGATAGGGGTTCCTATGTTGAACAAGTTAAATAATATGCCAGAAGAAGGTGGGCACTCCGCTATTGATAGAATTATTGATATGGCTACCATGAGCAACATGAAGATGATGTACGGAGGTGGAATGGTAAAGCCAAACTACGCTGGTGGAGGAATGGTACAGCAGTATGGACACGGTGGTGAGGTTGCTTTAGGATATGAGAATGGTGGGAAAGTACAAGAGCTTATGGAGGCGTTACAACAAGAACAGCAATACACTATGAGTGCTCCTGATTATGGAACAAATATATTTGGACAAAAGATTACTGAGCCTTACGAGTTTAACCCAGAAGACTTTACTCCTATGGGAACCGTTGGTTCTATTGGTAAAGGCATTAAGCAGTTAATAAAATCTGCAAGCACAAAAAGAACTTTAAAAAATATGGCGAAACAGGATGACCTTGCAAAATATTCTTTTCCTGATGCTTCTGGAGAAACAATGGAACTTTCAGGTAAAGAGATAGGTTCTGTTTTAAGTATTTTAAATGGAAGGTATCCAAGAGGAACCATTGTTAACTATCCTAAAGTTGGTAATCGCCCTGCGTATAAAGCAACCGTAAGCCCCTCTGGAAGATTTACACCATTAGAAGACTCATTGATGGGTATGCAATATGGCGGATCGACTAAAGAGAAAAAGATGATGGGTTATCAAGATGGTGGCCCTGTGGGAGAAAGTGATTCTGTAGAAGAGGGTATTCCATTACCACCTCAACCTAAAGACCCATTGCAGATTGATGCTAGGCAAGCAGATCCTTCTATGTATGAAGGAAGTCAGTTGGGAGTGAGAGATCAGGCTATGATGTTGCAAGATAGCATTGAGCAAGATACGGTAAACAAAGCTAGAAAAACATTACAGCTACTAAAACTAAAAAGTTTATTGGAAGGTGCAGAATCTTTAGACTCTGAAACTGGAAACCCTGTTTTAGACAGAGAAAAAGATGCGGGTAAAGAGATGACAAGACAAATGCTACAGAGAATGATAATGATGAGAGGCATGCCCTTTTAGCGTATGGAACAAGACCCAAGAGCATTACAAAATGATGATTTATATAGGCAATGGCGTGACTCACGATCTGAATGGGACACGGAAGCTCGTAAGGACATTGATTTCTATCTTGGTAATCATTTTAGTCAGGATGAATCTGACGACCTAGCATCTAGAAACCAAGCGGATATACCTATGGATCGTGTATCTGCCGCAATAGAAAAATTTAAAGCAGTACTTACATCAAGGCCTCCTGCATTTACAATAACTCCTAGAGAAGATTCCGATGTGCAAGTTGCTACATTGTGGAGAACGGTGATGGGTTACGTATGGCAAAAGTCCGATGGTGATTGGCAAATGAAACAAGCGATACAAGACTATGCCACAACAGGTATGGGCTACTTGTATGCTTACATAGATAGAGAATCAGATTTTGGTAGAGGTGACGTTAAGTTCACTTATGTTGACCCGTTCAGAGTTTATGCTTCTCCTAGCTCTCGTGATCGTTGGTTTAGCGATTCAGATGGTATCATCCTTTCCACCATCCTTACAGGTGAGCAGGCCGTTAACCTCTACCCAGAATTAGGAGATAGAATTGATCCGGAAACGGGCGAAGAGATACTGGGTTTAATAAACGATATATCTGGATTTACGTATGATGAAGAAGATTATCCTTCCTCTCAAAACAAAAACTCTATGAATGTATTTACTCCAGCAGAGGTAAAGGACAAAGATTATTATCAGGTAAAAAAGTATCAAGTACTAGAAAGATTTTATAAAATAAAAGTTCCTTATTATCGTATCATAGATATGAAAAGCCAAGAAGAAAGTATTCTTTCTCAAGAAGAATATGCTCAGTTTGTATCGGAAAATTCAGAGGCTTTTGATATTGGAGCTTTTACAGCAATAGAAGTTTTACAAACTCGTGTAAAAGTATGTGCATCAATGGGTGAGGTTGTGCTATATGAACAGATATTAAATACCGATGAGTATCCTATTATACCCCTTCCAAATATCTGGACAGGCACTCCTTATCCCAAGTCAGACGTATCTAGAGCAAGGCCTATGCAAAGACTGCTTAATAAGTTGTGGTCATTGGCATTGTCTCATGCACAAGCATCAGCGGGTTTAAAATTGTTAGTACCTTTGGGTAGTGTGGACGATATAGATCAGCTAGAAAAAGACTGGGCAAATCCAAATGCCGTTATTGAAGTCGATTCATCCCAAGGTGAGCCGCACTACCCAGCTCCTCAACCTTTAGCTGGAGAGTTTTATAGATTAATACAACAGTCAGAGTTTTACATAGATTTTATATTTGGACTTCCGGAAATGATGCATGGTTTTGCAGAAAAAGCCCCTGAGACAATGAGGGCTACAGAAAGAATGATTGCACTGGGAAGTGAAAGACCAAAGTCTAAACTTAGAGATATAGAGTTTAGTATTAACAAGTTAGGCAAGGTTCTGTACAATCTGTCTAAGGGTCACTATACCTACAAAAAGATTTTTCGTTTAGCACAGCCAAATAACAATATAACTGAAGTTATGGCAAATTTTTATACAGATGTTTCCGGAGCTGTGTTAGATTTAAAGAAGGAAAAGCATGCGTTAGATCAGCATGACATAAGAATTGAACCGGGTTCTACAATGCCTTCTAGTAAATATGCAGAACTTGCAGTGTATTTAGAGGCTTTTCAAATGGGTATTGTAGATAGGTACGAAGTATTAAAGAAAAATCCTGAATTGTTTGATAAGGAAGGAATTATGCGTAGAACAGAAGAGAAGCAGTTATTACAGCAACAAGTTCAGGCAATGCAGGATCAGATAAAGAATTTGCAGGGTGACTTGCAAACCGCACAACGAGAGTCTGTTAGCGATAGAAAAAGAGTCGAGGTTGAAAAGTTTAAATCTAGGCTATCTGAAGTTTCTTCAGAATCTAAAGCGGACAGAAGAGTGCAACGTAGTAAACTAGAAAACGAGGTGAAGCTAGAGGTGGAGAAATTGGCTAGTAATCTGAAAGATGTTCAGAGAAAAGTCAGTTCTACTCCTGAAGCCTAGAGACATCTAAGGAGAGACTATGTCTACAACAGAACAACAGGAAGTAAATGTCCAAAACGATCAAGTCGTAACTAATGAGGCTTTCGTGGAAGATATCGTAAATCAGCAAGCTGGGCCTGAGAGTCCAGAGCAAATTCAAGAACCAGTACAAGAACCAGCTACTTCAATGGATTATGAAGCTGAGGCTAAGAAGTTCCAATCTATGTATGATCGGTCACAAGCTGAAAATGCAAGATTACAACAAGGAGCACAAATACTTCAGTTATTGGAGCAGAGACCTGACTTGGTGCAGGCACTTGAAAGCGGTATAGCTCAACCACAAACTCAACAGCAAAACGAACCTAGTGTCGGGAAGGATGATTTTAATCCTTGGGATGCTTTCACAGATGAGAACTCTGAGTCGGGACGATATGTAAACAATAAGATAGAATCGTTAGTGAATCAGAGATTGACTTCTGCGTTATCCCAACAACAGCAACAGATACAAGCTGAGATGCAAATGCAAAATACCGTAAATGAATTAAGAGGAACGTATAAGATGTCCGATGGCGACATTCAAGAGTTCTTGCAGTTCACTACGAAACCAAAAGAGCAAGTAGGTTTAAATAATCTAGTAAAGCTCTGGCAGATGCAAAACGGTCAATCCGTTGCTAACAACGATACAATGGAAGCGGTAAATGCGGCAAAACAAGCTCCTAGAACTGCTGGCGTTCTTCAAGGTCAACCTCAAACATCACAAAAAAATGATACTGATAAGATTTTTGATGCCGTCATGGGCAATAGTGGCTCTTTGCGATTACCGTGATATAACAAACAAACCACAAACCAAGAGGTAATAAAATGGCAATATCATACAATACTGGTACTTTAAAGTCCAGTGATATCACAGCTTCTACTTCCTCTGCTGGTGTAGGTCAGGCTCCTGATAGGAGACGGATATTTAATTTTGGAGACAGGGTAGCAGAATTGGCCCCTGAAGAATCTCCATTCTTCGTGTATCTTTCTCAAGTAGCCAAAGCACCTACCGATGATCCAGTATTTCGTTACTTGGAAAATCGTAATAAAATCAACTTTACTGACCGTTCTCTTCTTTTGAAAGGAGCTGTTAATGGTGGTTCTGCTGTGTCCGCAGGAACGTCTTATGCGTTTACTGTTGACACTGCTGGTGGAGCCTCTGTTGACTATCTATTAAAAGGAATGGTTATCGCTGTTCAAACTGCATCTCGCACAGGTGATGTTGGAATTGGGCAAGTGGTCGTTCGTGTTGATTCAGCAGTAACACATGGTAGTAGCGAAACTTCATTCACAGGTAAGATTATTGATGTCTCGAACGCAAATGTTTCTGGATATAATGTTCTTGCTGATAATGATGCGGCTCAGATAATCGGTACTTCCTTCGAGGAAGGTTCTGGTTCTCCTGACGTTTTCTCAACAGAGCTTGAAGATAATTATGGGTATACCCAGATTTTTAAGACAGCCGCTGAGATGACAAACACAGCGTATGCAACTCGCTATCGTGGGTATGCAGACGAGTGGAGTAGACTATGGGCTGACAAACTACGTGAGCATAAAATTGACATTGAAAGAGCTATGCTCTTTGGTCAAAAAGCTCGTCAAGGTGGCATTCAATATTCTGAAGGAATTGTAGGTCACATCCTTAAAAATGTAAATCCAACTGTAAACGATGATGATTTTAGCTATAGCTCTGGTAGCTCGTACTACCGAAGTGTTGCACAGGCAGAAATGACTTACGATAGATTACTTAGTGATCTTGAAGTAATCTTTGATCCTGCTCGTGGTGGTGCTTCTGACAAGCTAGTCTTGTGTTCCTTACCAGTGATTACGTTTTTTAACAAGTTAGGCGATGGAAAATTCTTAGATGCTTCTATGGGTCATTCTGCTAATAATTACAGAATGGACATGACAACTAGGAATGGTGCTTTCGGTCACTCCGTAATGGTAATTGATACTATTCACGGAACACTTAACCTTGTTAAAGAGCCACTTTTCAGAGGAATTGCGGCTGGGTATATGCTAATGGCTGACATGAGTCAAGTTTCTTATCGTCCTTTGATTGGAAATGGAATTAACCGTGATACACAGGTTATGACCAATGTTCAAGGTGCTGATGAGGATTTGAGAAAAGACATGATTCTAACCGAAGCTGGTTTAGAAGTAAGTCTTTCTGAGTCTCATGCTTTGTTTAACTTAGAACACAATTAAGGAGTTAGATAATGAAAACAGCTAGTTTAAATGCAAATAGTTCAAGCTTCCAAACTGGTGAAAAAGCGTTTCAAAAAATAGACAACTCTGCGGCAGTGACAAGAACACTGACTGCGGCTGAGTCTGGAACTCTTTTCGCTGTAGATATGTCTACGGAGGACAATAACGTAGCTTTAACCTTGCCAACGGCATCTGATGCCATAGCAGGTTGTAGCTATGACTTTTGTTTTACTGTTAACTGTGACGATGATGCAGACTTTAGCATAACAACTGGAGCAAACGGAACTGATATATATGGTTACGTTGTTGCAGGTGCGGCTAATAGTACAGTAGACGATGTTGATGGACTCTCAAAAATAACCGTAGATGGTTCTGTTTCTCAGGCTATCGAAGGTTTAAGAATGACTCTTATCTGTGACGGTGTGAATTGGCATCTAAGCGGATATATTCCAGTTGCTATTGGAACAGTTGTTCTTGTTGAGTCAGCAAGTGCTTAATCCGAATATATAAGGATAACAGTTTTAGGTGCTGTAGGGGTTATCAATAAAAGGTAACCCCTAAAACCTAAAAAGGATTAACTATGAATAAGTGCATACATTGTAATAAAGAAAATAAAAACAACTGGTTTTACTGTAGGTCTTGCGGAAAGAAAGCTTCTGAAAGTAAATTTACTACTAATATGTGGATGACATCACAGATGGGAAAGAGAACAGATGTAGAGCTATCAGTACAGTCCATATCTGAAAATACAAATAAAATGAGAAAAAATTTAGGTTATGGCGGTTAAGAAAAAAGATTCAAGATTAAAAAGAGCTGGTGTAACTGGGTTTAATAAACCAAAGCGTACTCCGGGCCATCCTAAGAAATCTCATATTGTTGTTGCGAAGGTAGGGGATAAAATTAAAACAATACGATTTGGGCAACAAGGCGTAAAGACAGCAGGTAAACCAAAGGTCGGGGAACCTGCAAAGCAAAAGGCAAGACGTAAGTCATTTAAAGCTAGGCATGCTAAGAACATAGCTAAGGGAAAAATGTCAGCGGCTTACTGGGCCGATAAGGTAAAATGGTAATGAATAAAAAAGTAAAAGCACCTGCTGGTTATCATTGGATGAAAGCCGGAAGTGGTTATAAGTTAATGAAGCATAGTGGTAAGTTTAAAAAACATAAAGGTGCAAGTCTTATGGCTGATTTCAAAGTTCAGATGAGACATGTAAAACCTAAGAAGAAAAAGTAATGGCTACGTTTGAAGCACAGGTAGAGGGATTAACAGGTCTAAGTATAGATGGTAGCAGTGCACCTACACAATCAGAACTTTCTCAGTTCCTAACAGATGGTGCTAAAGAGATTCTAAATACATTACCAAGATCAAAACAATCCTTGTTTACAACTGCAAACGATTTAAACGGTAGTAGTCAAAGTCTTACGCTTTTAGGTTCTGAGGTGTTTAGTGTAACTAGAGACGATGGTACTATTAATCAACCATGCAGAAGAGTTCCTGCTGAGTTAAATGGACGTATTAGAGATTCTGATGATATGATGGCGGCTACCACTACAGACCCTGCTTACTACGTTACAAACAATATTTTAGTCGTTGTGCCTTCACCTACTAACGCTCAAAATGCTCATGTTCATACACTGAATTATCCTACGGTTGCTTTTGGTGACAGTGCTATTGCTAAGTTTCCAGATGATGGGGAGTATTTGGTACCTTTATATGCTTCTATTAAATCATTACAAAATGCTATTGAAACAACAAGAGCTTTATCTAATACTCAATTTGATAGTGCAGTAACAGCAAATACATCTGAAGATGTAGAATTGGCATCTTCACATATAAGTGCTGGTAATGCATATTTAAATGAAATAAACTCTATGGAAAAACAACAAGCTAAATTACAGGTAGATTACGATAAGGGAATACAGGAGTTAAAATAATGGCAATACATTCTTTAACAGTGAAACAGATTATCAGTAGGGTTAGGCAAGTTTTTCCCGATGCTCCAGAAACATACATTATGTCTTTAATTAATGATGCTATTAATGAGCTTGGACAATATTCTCAAAAGTCAATATCTGCAAAAATTAACATAGTAGCGAATCAAACATTCTATGATTTGTCTGATAGTGCTACAGATTCATCTAGTAACGCTATGGGTATTAACAAAGTTCACAGGGTAGACGTTATGGATAATGATGATGATTACATTAGAGTACCAAGAGTTTTAGATGGCGAACCTCTTATGTTTGATATTACATCAGAGTCAGCGATAAAGGAGCCTTCATAATGGCAAGCAATATAAAGTATCCAGAAGATAAGGTTTTATATTTTATTAGAGGGGATCATTTAGGTTTAATTACGACATTCTCTTCAACGGGAGAGTCAAGAACAGAGAGAAAGTCTTATCAGGCGTTTGATCATTCTGTTACAAATGGTTTACTTGTCCATTACTACGGGAATCCCAACAAGGTTACAGCGATTACAGACACCCCAGATGTTGATAACTTATATCATTCTGCAATTGTAGACTATGTAAAGAAGTGTTTGTATATGGATCGTGCGGGTAGGACATCCGATAGTAACAGAGCACAAGTAGCAATGAACCTAATGATGAGACATGAAAGAAAATTTGATATGGCCATTAAGAAATATGGCACAAAGAAAAGAAGCAAGACTGGAGGAACTAGGGCGGTAGTCCCAGCTAGTTTTACATAAGATAATTGATTGATTATTTGTTTTGATTTGAGTTAAGTTTCAAGACATATAATTTAACTATATGAATGCTTAAAAGCGGTGGTGGTGGAAATATAGGGTAGATTATGGCAAACCAATTCACTACAAAGGAAGTACTAAACAAGGTACTACTCGATTCTTCAGGTGATGCAATCACAGCAAATTCAGTAACTTCTCAAGAAGCATTAAACGCTGTACTAGACACATCAAATAATAGACTAAACGTATCCCTCGGTGGTAGCAATACAATTTCAGGCGATGTTACCATTACAGGCGACTTAACTGTACAGGGTAGTGCTACTAATACATTCGATGAACAGATACAAGGGATAGTCCAAATATTAGGTTCTGCTGGAACAGGTGCTACACCAGCAGGAACATTACAATTAACAACTTCTGAAACAACTATAGTTGATAATGACCAACTTGGAAGGATAGAGTTTTTAGCCGCTAGTGAGGCAGATGGAAGTGACTCTCAGTTGGTAGGAGCTTCAATAGCTGGTGAAGCTGAGGCTACTTTTGCGGCTGACAATAATTCTACTGCTTTAGTTTTTTCTACAAACACATCAGCGGCCGCTACGGAACGCATGAGAATTACATCTGCTGGTTTGGTTGGTATTGGTGCAACGCCAAGTGCTGTTTTGCATTTGTTTAGAAATAACACAGATACTAATCTATTAATAGAATGTACTCATTCTGTTTCAAGTGCATCTATTGATTTAAGGTCAGCTACAGATAGAGATTCTACTGTAATGTTTCGTGAAGGCTCAACTTTGAAAGCACAGGTACTACATGATGCAAGTGCAGATTCTCTTGTATTAACAGATGGAGCTAATTCAAATACTGTTTTTATAAATGCAAACAAGGTTGGTATTGGCGAAAGTTCTCCAGACCAATTATTGCACATTTCTGGTACTGCACCAGTAATAAGATTGCAAGAAACTGCTGATTCTGCTATTGAAGACACTAATGCTATTGCAAGTATTGAGGCTTGGGCTAATGATAGCGGTGAAAGAAAAGCTGGTTCTATAGCTTTTGTTGCTTCTGAACAATGGGGAGCAGACACAGACGATGCTCCTACAGCAATAACATTTAATACGCAAACAAATGATGGTACAGATGAATTTGGTGAAAGAATGAGAATTGAAGGTGCTGTTGGTGGTACGCCATTAATTGGTATTGGAACTGCAAGTCCTTCAGAAGCTTTACACATTTCATCAAGCGAAGCATCTGCTACGCCTGTTCTTTTATTGGAAAATACGAATGCCAATAATTTACCAGCACAAATAAATTTTTATAAAAACACTTCTGATGAAGATGATGATGATTGGCTTGGTCAAATAGATTTTGAAGGAAATGATTCAGGTGGAAATAGGCATCAATATGGTAGAATTGCCTCAAGGTCAACTGATGTAGCAGATGGAAGTGAAGATGGAAACATAATTTTTTCAACAATGAAAGCTGGTACATTGACAGACACTTTAATACTTGAATCTGGTAATGCTGGTATTGGAACGAGTTCACCAGTTGCTCAAGGATTAACAGTAGCTAATGCTGGTGATGTTAATTTAACTCTATTGGCAGATAGTAATGCAGATGGTGCTAATAATTGGTCAATGATAGATTTCAGGGTTGATAATACTTCTGGAAATCCTGAAGCAAGAATTTATTATAAGCAAGACATTACTTCTTTAGTTTTAGCTACAGCAAATACAAATAGACTTATACTTGACTCCAACTCCAGAATCTCACTAAGTAATAATGATAGTGGGACAAGTAACACAGTCTATGGATACCAAGCTGGTAACCTTATTGGTGCTGGGGATAATTTTAATGTTTTTATAGGCCATCAAGTTGCAGATGCAGATATGACTAATGCGACTAATAATGTTGGAGTAGGTTATCAAAGTCTTGGTGCTTTAACTGAAGGAGATAATAATATTGCTCTCGGTTATCAATCAGCAGATGCTATCACATCAGGTTCTGCGAATGTAGCAATCGGAACATCATCTCTTGGAGCAAATACAGCTACTCATAATAATGTAGCAGTTGGAACAAGTGTCTTACAGTCACTTGAAGCATCATCACAAAATACTGCTATTGGTTCAGGTGCTATGTCTTCGATAGGTACTGGTGCAAGTGGATTATCAAATTGTGTAGCAATAGGGTATCAAGCATTTCAAGGTGGTGTTAATACAACTACAGGAGCAAATGGAACAGTTGCAGTAGGGATGAATTCTCTTACAGCACAGACGACTGCAATTGGGAATACAGCAGTTGGTTATTTCTCGCTAAGTACAGCTACAACTGGTGGATATAATACAGCAGTAGGAAATGTTGCTCTTGATGCTTGTACTGGAACATCTAATACAGCAGTTGGATTTGGTGCATTGGGTAGTGTGGTTGGTGGTGGTACAAATATTGGCATAGGGAGTGGTGCTGGAAACAAAGGTGGAGGTTCTGGTGCTGATTTAACCACAGGGAATGAAAACACTCTTATTGGTAATGTAACAAGAGTTTCAACCGCTGGTGCTGAAAATCAAACTGTAATAGGGTATGATGCAGTAGGACAAGCAGACGATTCAGTCACACTTGGTAATGCAGATGTAACTGCTGTGTATATGGCACAAGATAGTGGTGCTACAGTTCATTGTGCTGGGGTAGTTGTTTCAGAAGGAATAAACTTCCCAGATGATGCTTCTGCAAGTCCAAGTTCAGATGCAAACACTTTGGATAACTACGAAGAAGGAGTATTTGAAGTTGCAGTTACAGGGGCAACAAGTGGTAGTTGGTCAACTTCTTCGAGTGGTGGATATTTAAATTATGTTAAAATTGGAAAATTATGTCATATTTCTGGTTATATTGAAGTAGACACAGATAATAGTGCGAGTGGTCTTGTAAAAATCACACTTCCATTTACATCGGCAACTGGATTAACTGAAGCGTCTGATTTACAATGGGGAAGTGCTTCGGTTGCTGATGGTGGTACTACACTTAATGCTGTTGTGAGTGGTGCATATATCCCTGAAAATCAAGCTTATTTCCACCTTTACCATGTGACGGATGCTGGAGCATATACTTATTATTCAGATTCAAATTTAGATGCTGGTTGGGTAGCAAGAGTTGGTTTCACTTACAGAACTAATAATTAAAAATTTTAATTGGATAATTAAATGGAAATAAAAAATAGGAGTCAGAAATGGCATTAACTAAACAATCAACTTTTGATTATGAGGTCAGAGGTCAATTTAAAGTAATTCAGGTCAGAGAAAGAGTATCAATTTTAGAAGATGGAAAAGAGATTAGCTATAAATATATACGAAAAACTTTAGAACCTACTGCTGATGTATCTAATGAGTCAGATGAAATTAAAAAAATATCTAATTCATTATGGACAGATAAGATTAAAAAAGCATACAAAGATAGTATCAAAAAAGATTAATTAACAAACAAGGAGTCTAACATGGCTAAAAAAGAAAAAGAAAAGCCAGTCTTGAATCTCGATGGTAAAGAATATGTTATCGAGGATATGACTGATTCACAAAAGGAACTAGCAGGAGAAGTTGCTATGTACCAAAATCATGTAAGTGATGTTCAGAATAAACTGAATACAAATGCTTTCATGCGTCAGCAATTAGTTGAGTGTGAAAAGGTGTTTGTAGAAAAACATCAGAAAGGTGTGATGGAGCTTAAAAAAGCTTTAGAACCTGAAGTGGTGGAGGCTGAAGCTAGCTAATGCTTATAAGGAAAAGTTCTCAGGGTCACGACCTAAAGTTATATAGAAATACAACTCCTAGTTCTATTCGTACAAAGAAATACCCAGATGGTACAACAGAGACCCTGACTTATCCTTCTAGATATAAATACTTTTTAACATTTAATGGTGAAGTTATACAGAGAAGTGATAGTTGGGATACGATTGAACAGGCTTATGTTGACAAATGTGAAGATGAACACGGTGGGGGTACAGGAAGAATGTTAGTAGGTAAACATGAATTAGTAAATAATATGATACAATCCAAATGAAAAATCCTTTAGCAACATTAGTATCTTGGCAATACAACACAGGTCAATTAGATGGTTGGACTGCTTATCACTTAGCCGCTGGAGCTTTCTTATGTAAGGTATTTCAATGGTTAAGTTGGACAGACTTTTGGTGTGTGATGGGTGTATTTATTATAGGTGTGTTATGGGAAATTGTTGAGTGGCTTATTGAAGGTGATGAAGAAACCTATGGTACAAAAAAAGCATGGGCATATAATACTATGGCTGATATTATTGTTGAAACAGGAATCGCATGGTGGATGGTATTATGAACAAAGTAATAGAAAAATTAGATAATGGAGATTTTAAAGTTGTTAGTACAAGTTATGACATTCCTGTTAATTATATTAGGAATACCAAATTGCAGTCAAGGGTGGATAGTAGGAGGCATTCCTCTCACACCGCAAGACACAGTTACAAATACAGTGTTTACAGAGATAGTTGATGTTGATTCGGTTACACATTGGTATTATGGTAATTTGTCTACTCATACTAATTGGTGTTACTTGCACAATGATTGGGAAAAAGTCGAGGTCAAGTGAATGACAAACCAGATACCGCTAGAAGTTATCGTGCTACTGTCCTTGATGATAATGCCATTGTTAGCATTAATCTTAAATGGTTGGCTCAGATTGGCGTACTTATCGGAATGTTGGTATATGGTTACTGGCAAATTGAAACAAGGATTGCGAAACTTGAAGATAATGTTATTATTGCAAATGAACAAATTGGGGATTTGCTTAATAAACATATCGTGGAAGAAAGGGCTGAAAGACAAGAGTTGGCAGAAAAAGTAGCTTTCTATGAAAAAGAATTTAACATTAATCCATTAAGCTGGGGAAAACGTAAGAAGAAATGAGTGAAGTACAAGAGGCATTAGTAAGGGAGAAAACTCTTGTGCTATTAGCAAGGAACCAAGGTAATCAAAAAAATATTCAAAGAATTATAGAACAATTTTTAAAATGCATTAAGGGGTAAGGGTTGGATTTTCTACAGTTATACGGTGAAGCGGGAATGATAGGTGTTGTGGGGGCTATGTTTGTATATTTAGTCGTATCACTTAGTAATAAATCAGCACAGCAACAAGAAACCCTTGAGAACTTAAAGGTAGAAAACAAGGGTCAGTCAGAGACCTTAGAGAATACAGAGGGTATGATTATCAAACTTATTACGAGGTGGAATGCCAGTGATGATAAGCTAGATAGAAAATTTGATGCTCTTACAAAAGAGATAAATGACTTAGACAATCAAGTATCTGAGATAAAAGGTTCACTAAGTAGGATAAACGGTAAACACTAATGGATAGCTTAAAAGTAACTGGACTGAGCACAAGCTTAGGCGTTGTATATTGGACAGATTTATTGTCTGGTGTTTTGATGTGTATAATGTTTATAGTGCAAATTTATTATTTGTATTTAAAAACCAAGAAAATAAAGGAAGATTAAATGGATATAAAAGCAATGCTAGTAAAGTTAGCAGAAGAGCAAGCAGAAAGAATGCAGGAAGAAGCATTAAAGCATTTAGCCTCAGATGAGTTCACAGAGAGCTTGGCTACAAAAATTAATAAACGTGTCAATTTACCTTGGATTAATGAAGAAAAAGAACAAGAGCTTTTTGAGAAATTAGTCGATGTGATGACAGATATGTTAGAAGGAGTGTTTAAAGGTAAGTAATGCCTAAGAAGATATATAAAATAAATGATTGGTCTGGTGGTATGAATAACCGTAAAGACCCTAGAGACTTACCAGATAGGCAATATCCATTTGTTAAAAACATGTCTATTGATGCATTGGGAAAAATAAAAACTGCTGGTGGTTTATACAATCACATCGAAGACTCCGATGGTTCTACTAACTTAACTCAATATATTCCATCTGCAAATAACACAGTTTTAGGTGGTTTTGGTTTGTTTTACTTTGAATCAGATCATAGTAAAGATGCAGATCAAACTATAACGGAAACCAAAAGCGGTACAGCGTTAACTGTTGGTACGAGTGACGGTAACATAGCTTTTGTTCAGGTGGCTACAAACCCAGATGGTAACACTCAAGCACCGGAGCAAGGAAGTGGTTTATAGATGCCAATACCTTCAACTTCATATTTAAAGTTAGTAGGTGGTGTAACCTCTACCATAAGCACTATATTTACCAGTAGTCTAATTAAGGTTGGTGATTTAGTAAAGATTACAGGCACAGATGACAATAATGGTATTTTTTTAGTTGCTCAGGTTGTAGATAACTTAAATAGTGGTTCTGGTTTAGGTAGTACATTTACAGACAATACGAGGTCTACTGCATTACCTACCCCAACGACAACAATTATAATGGATGGGGCCAATACAAATATAACGGCTGGTATGTCGGTAAGCGGAACACACATAAAAGCTGGAGCTTACATTGCTTCAGTAACTCAAACAAGTGACCCCGCTACTTTTGAAATATCAGAGGCAACATTATCAAATGTTTCTGGGGGAACAACCTTAACCTTTGGTGATAGAGATGTATACTACGTACTAAAAGGAACTGGCATTGCCAATGAAGACGATACTTCTGCTAACCCTACCATACGAGTCATTCGATCTACCGGTGATAAAATGTGTGCATTGGGAAAAAGAGGTACAAGTGCAAATGCGGCTGGTGTAGATGTTTGGTCTAATAATGCCACTACAGATTACACTCAAACAGGTAATGGTTGGACTAACAGAAAAATAAACCCAACGCTAGCAGGTATAAATGGTGCTAAATACATATATCATTTTGTAGATGAGGTTTTACGAGTATGCGATACAGAAACTACTAACACAAGCATCATAAAATGGTTTGGGTATATACAAAGAAATCAATTTAATCATAATTTAGGATTGACGATTGCAGAGTGGCAAGAGCAATCAAGTGTATTAAGATCACCAGAAACAAATAGTGCTAGTCTTACAATAGCCTTTGGTCACACAACTCATGCGGCTGACACAGCAGGGGCTTATTTTCTTGAGGCTAGTAACAAATCAAGAGGTGTAGCTAGAAAATTAAGGAATGCAAGTGATACTGCTTTGTTACTGGATGGGGCCGTAAATACAACTTCTAACTCTTTTATTTTTGACGATGGAACTAATGATGTTTTAGATCAAAACTTTGCTGGTGAACTGATAACGGTTAATACAGACTACGATGCCAGACCAACAGAGATATTATTTTGTACAAAGCCTGCGGCTGGTTTAGCGGCTAATGTTCAGTATGAGAGAGACTATGGCGGTTTAGGATCAGATAGCTATTCAGATAATGAAACACCTATATTGAGAAGAGGCGTAGGTTTCAACATAGGCGTTAGTGACGGAACAGCAGATGGGGATTGGGAAGGGTTGACGTATGAATTTTATCAAAGTTTTTTATATGATGGCAATCAAGAATCAGTGCCTGTTAGGATGGGGAACGGTGCGGCTACTATAGCGGCATTTACACATTCACAAACAGCAGGTAAATCTATGAGAGTTTCCGTGTATGCTGATGTTGCATATTCCGGTAGGATATCTGGTGGAAGAATCTACATCAGAGAAGCCAATACAGATAATGAGTTAGCTTTGCTTGCAGATATAGATATTGTAAAGGGCGTACGAACCACTATAGATGGAGATCATGTAGCTTGGACAGAAAATGCTACTGCTGTTGACAAAGGTTTTTGTGTGGTTGCAGATGCCACAGGAAATGCAAGTAAGCCAAACTTAGATACTTACACAACAATAAATGGATTTTCACCAGACGTAAAATATGTATCATTAGGTGGTGCAGGTGAATCGTATCAAGCTTCTATTGTAGAAAATCGAAGAACATTTATAGGGAACGTAAGAGTTATTGGTGCTTCTGGGGAGCTAGAAACTTTTGGTGACAGGATTATGTATAGTGAAATCAATAAGTTTGACACGATACTGCCACATAATTTTATAGATGTTTCTAAGGGCGACTATGGGGTATACACAGCCTTACAAGCTTATGCTGATAGGTTGGTAGCCTTTAAGCATAATCTCGTTCATATCATCAATATAGCAAGCCCTAGCCCAGCAGGTTGGTACTTAGAAGAAACAATAAAATACTCTGGTGTGAATAAAAATTTTAGCGTAACAAAAACAAAATATGGTATAGCTTGGGTTGCGGAAGATGGGTGTTACATATATGACGGTGAGAAAGTTACAAACCTTATTAAAGATAAGTTAGCGGTTAGCAAAGCTTCTTTTCTTGGAACAGGTGCAGATAAAACATGGAACGCATGGTATCGTGGTACAGCAAACGTAAAAGACCCTATGATTGGTTACGATAGTATCAGTAACTCATTAGTTATTATGAGAAGTCCTAACGATTCTTCTGACAACTCAGATGAAGGTTGGATATATGATTTTGATTCAGATGGGTGGGTATTTCACGACCTTATCTTTACAGACAGTCATTTATTTAGCAACTTTTCTACAGATTGGAACAATAATTTAATTGTAGCCACTAACAACAATGCATCACACACTACCACTAGCTTTAAAAAGTTTTTGCCTATTAGTCTTGCAAATGCACATCAAGTATTTATTACAAGAGATATAGATTTTGGTGAGCCCGGTATTATTAAAAAAGTATACAAAGTTATTGTTACTTACAAGTCTAATGGCTCTGTAACAACCCCTTTTAAATATGCTATTGATGGTAAACAAAATTTTTCTGGTGATGGCGGTGGTACATTTACAGGTAACTTAGCAGATACCAGTGGTGCATGGGACGTGGTAACATTAACTCCATCTTCCACTATAGAATGTCAAAGCTTACAAGTACAGTTTGCGGCTACTACATCTGGGATATATGAGTTTAATGATATTAGCATTGAATACAGATACATTAGAAATAAAAATGTTACCTAATGGACAGGCATACTAGAAGAATACAAAACACAAAACAAGCTTCTGTGGAGTTTCAAGGTAAGCCATCTTTAAATGGTATGGTAGAGGGGCAGATTGCTATTGAGAAAAAATCAAATAGTCAGCTAGCAATATACAGAAAAAAGTTTGGACAGTTGTGGAAATCGTATATGTCCAATAATGGCGATCAATATGTAGATAGGACACTAACTACAAATACTTTAAAATATTCACACAAATTCATAGACTATCGTGTGTTTACACACAACTTTAGTGTTAACTTAGGCACGTCTGAAGTTTTTTTACCTTGGTCTAGTTCAACAGATAACACAGCCGCAAGATGTGATGTAGGGTTTTTAACTCCATTTAAAATGCATTGTTCAAAAATACTATTTAAAGTTCCTGTGTTTGAAGACAACGCAGATGATATTCTTTTTAAGATAAAGAAAATGGACGATGGAGATGCAACAGTTGACGAGGTTTGCACTTTTCTGTATGATTCTTCAGCTTTAGGTAACACTGTAGATAACACAACTCTTACAGTAAATGAGTCCGACTGGAGCAGTTCACCAACAATAGAATCTAATGATGTTGCAATGATTAGCATAACACCATCAGATACTGGCATTACAACAAGTGTAAAAGAATTTTTTGTTTCGTCTTTATGGCGGGTAGAGGTGGAAATATGATAAAAGTTGTATTAAATTCAAAGGAATTATACCATGATTAAACATTCCCAACAATCAAAAGGCTTTATGCCTACAAAATCCGGGCCTAATCTTAGTGGCTTTTATATGGGTAATTCAAGCAATCTTATGCAAATGTATCAAACTGGAGGTGACATTCCTTCAGCGTATAAAAAAAGCTTTAGCTTAACGGCTACTCCCGGAGGAGCAACCCTTGCAAGGGCAATTCAACGAAGGTCTGATGCTGACACGCTAGAAGATTATCAAAGAAAAGAAGCTGAGAGACAAAAACGTGGTGGTCTTTTTGGTAGCATTGCAGGAACCGGACTTGCTTTAATTGGTGGTGCGATTGCAGGGCCTGCTGGTGCGGGCATAGGCAAAGCCATAGGAACAGGGCTAGGTCAAAGATTTGGTGCTGGAAAGGCTGTTGATTATGATTCAAGTGGTACTGTTTTTGCACAGCAGGCTTTTAGAGATGTAGATGAGGCTAGTGAAGATTTTAATCAGGGAATTTTAGGCAGGTCTCTTTTAGAGGGTGCTAAAACAGGATTGACTGCTGGCCTTACTCCGGGTGGTGGTGTATACGGAGCATACAACCCTTTAAAAAGTGCAGGTAGGGCAAACATATCAAAAATGGTTTCAGGTGTTGGGTTAAAAGGCTTTACAGGGGGGCAAGGACTACTAGGCTTTTCACAACCTGAGTTTGTGCAAGCTACATCTGCTATGCCACAAACACTTTCTCAAAGCGAAATTGCTAGTAGGGCGATGGACTATTCACAAAGATATGGCGATCAGGCATCTCAATTATTTATGGATGATTTTGGAATACAGATTCCGGGTGCTCAAACAGGTGGTCTTATTGAATACCAGTACGGTGGGGGAGTTGGTGATATACAACAAATTTTACAAGATGCTGGTATACAAGCCAATGAAAACCAACTAGCTTTATTTGAACAGTTTGATCCTAGTTCCTTGAATGAACTGGCATCTGATTTGCAAAGTAGTTTACTCTCTGGCACTAAACAAGTACAAGCACAGCAAGCTGGCACGGGTTTCTCTGGTTCTGGTGTGACACAAGAAGCACAAAAAGAACAAAGGGAAATTGCTATGGGGCAACTTGAGTCTGCACAAGAAAAAGCGGCTAGAGGATTTGAGTCACAGACATTGGGAGATGCGGCTAGTATGATAAATGAGGGTGTAGATTTTGGTCGTGTTAATAATGAACCTCAGTTTGAACAGGCCCCTACGCAAGAGGCTGGATGGAGCCCTCCTGAGAGTCCACAGCAAGGGGCTACCTACGCTTTTAATAATAAAAACTGGGTATGGGATGGTTCTAATTGGGTAACTGGTGCACAGTTTACATACGACATGGATTCGTATTATGATGACATGTACGGTTAAGGACGATTACGATGCCCGGACACACTAGAAGTATATATAGTAGAAGACAGCGTATGGCTCCCGGTCAATACGACAATCCCCTTGCAGACTTTTTAGATAGACTGCCAGATTATTTTAACGATTATCAGAGAAATCAATTAGCTCTTGAAAGACAGCAACTGGCAGATAAAAGGTATGAAGATTCAAAAGAAATAGCTAGACAGCAGAGAGTAGAAGAGCAAGAACGTTACGATAAAGAACAAAAAAGATTAGATAAGAAAGCAGAAACAGATGAACTTAATAGAATAAGGTCTATAGGTAATAGCTTTTTAAATAACGGAGACACAGAGCAGGCGATAAAAATATTTGAAAAGACTGGTGATATGGACATTGTTTCTGGGTTGAGAGATAAGGCGGAAAAAGAAACTGGTAGGGAGGATGCTTTTGTTGAGATCAGAAACATGTCTGGTAGATCAGACACAAATCCCTTTCAGTATAAAGACAAGTTAGAAAAGTTTAGAGAGGATTACAACATAAGACCCGGTGATAATAGCAATTTAGATAGACAGTTGTTTCAAATAGAGTCTTTAAATAATCAGCAAATTAATAGACGAAATAAAGGAATGATACCACTTGAAGAATGGAAGACCCTAGACCCCGAAGCTAGAGCGGATTATAATGCGGTGAAAGATGCAGAAAAAGTTTTAAGCGAGTTGCGAGAAGAGCAAGTAATGGGAGCGGGTGTAATTTCATCTGGTCTTGGTGGCCCAAGTATATCAGAGAGGATAGAAAACCAAAGAAATAAAATATCTCAAATAATGAATAAGCCTAAATATAAACTGGAAACAGAGGCAGAATATAATTTTAGAACAAAGTCAGAGGCACGCTCTCAATTAGGTTTATCTCAACCTAATATAAACATGGGTGAAAATACTTTTAACATAGATGAATTTACGCCTTCATCTGAAGAATCTCTTGCTGGTATGGATGTCAATGAGGCTGTTGAAAAATTAATTGCACCACCGGAATCACAACCCGACAGTGTTCAAGTCGAGAGTAGGACTCCTATACAAGACATACTAAATATACCTAGTGCACAGGCTCAACCTCAGACAACAGAACAAGACATTTCTAAACCTGCTGATTTGCAACTTGGTGAAACTATTAGTGCACAGCCAACATCTAATTTCGATGTAAAAGACATATCTGAAGCTAAAGATAATATGTTAAAAAACCCTCAAACAGCTCGCAAATACGCTAAAGATGTTAAAAAATTACAAAATTTATCTAACAGATTGTTAGATGTTCAAAACATACCAAATGAAAAAAGCAGAGATTTTACTAGAAAAAAACTAAACAAAGAAATTGAAAAAATATCTAATGATATTAAAAAAGAATATGGAGATTTTATTGATCCAAACACAGGTGAATTTAGCAGTGGTGAATTTAGCAATGATTTCTTTTCTGTATTAAGTTTATATAGCGATGTACCTCAAGATCAATTAAAACAATTATTCAAAGGTTTTTCTACAGCAAAGCCAGTACAACAAGCAATATAAAACATGCCAACAAACCCAGATTCATACAGGTCTTTTGCAGATGCTTTAAATCTGGCTTACAGTAATCCAGATAAAATAAACAATACAACTTTAAACAGTTTACATGAAAGGTCGGATTTTTTAGAATCTGATTCTAATCCTGTTACTGACACATTTGATCCAGATGCATACACAGAAAACTTTTTACAGGAATCAAATAAAATAAAAAAGTCATCTAAAGATGAATCTTTGTATGGATTTATACCCGGAGGGTGGCTACCAGACTGGGTTAAGGATGGGTATAATAGAAGTATAACGGGCCTGTCAGAACAGATTGTATCTGGAGAGCAAAGGTTTAATCTTGGTGATTACAATCCTAGCACATTAGAAGATATAGGTGCTACCGTAATATCTTTTATACAACCACTAGACTTTGCAACGATGGCGGCTGGTGGTGGTATTGGAGGTTTCGCCGCTAAACAAGCATTAAAATCTGGTGCAAAAGAAGCTCTGAAAAAAGGACTGTCAAAAACAGCTACTAATAAGATAGTAACTAATAAATTAGATGATCTTGCAGTAAAAGAAATATTGGGCAATGCTCCAAATAAAGCAATACAATTAATGGTAAATGGTGGAGTTGCACCTACGGTAGCTAAGAAAGCTGTAGAACAAGCCGCTCCTAGAGTAGTTCATAAGGCATTAATTGAAGGTGCGGCTGGAGCAACAGGATTAGGGTTTTATCAAGGTCTAGCCACAGGGCAAATGACAAAGATTGAAAGCGGTGACTTTGATGAAGTTATGGCTTTAAAAGAAGGTATTAAAGGCAGTGCGTTAGGTGCTGTGACAGCAGGAACTGGGCCGATTGTAAGGTCTGCCCTAAAAGGTTTAAAGCCTACAACTCAAACTCTTGCTGTAAAAGCTGTAGAGACTGCTGAGTTTGGTACTCTTGCTCCTATTCTTAGCGGAGAAGATATAAATGTAGAAGGGTATATACATGCGGCGGGTGTTATAGGTGGCTTAACAGCACAGAAAGCGGCGTTAAGGTATGCTAAAAAAGGTATAGATGCTGTAAAGTCTAAGCAGTACGAGAACGCAATGGATGCTGAAACTACAGCAAGATACATAATGGAGGAGACTGGTAAAGACGTTCAAAAAAGAAGTGTTCGTAACATGATAGAAACCAATGAAGTTTTTACGGATAGATATGGAACAGAGTTTGATCGTTTGCGTTTTAATGATAAACAAAAAACAGTTCAGTTGCGAAACAAGCAGACTCAGAAAGTAGATAAAATTAATTACGATCAATTTGACCAATTATTATTTAGAAGAAAAAGCAAAGCTAGAACAGAAAAAGGTCTCGCTACATACAGAAATAATCAAATAAAAAACCTTACAAAAGAGTTAAAATTAGATACTAAAAAATTTAATGAGCATATAGATGCATCAAGACTAAAGCCACCAGCAGAAGGTGTAAAAAATAAATACTCCTTAAACTCTTTAAGTGGTGTGGAAAGGTTTAAGCTGTTAAATGAACTTAGGCATGAGAAGAGAGTTCTTGATTTAGGTAAGCAGTTAACGGAAGCAGGTTGGGAGGGTAGTTTACTACCAAAGAAAAGATTTTTTGATGATCTGTTTCCCACCCTTCCTAAGTTTTACAGGCAAACAAAAAATAGAGGAACAACACAATTAGAAACATTATCGTTTAGAGACTTTGATCGCTTTAATATTAGAGAACTAACATTAACTGGTGACTTTATACAGCAGTTTAGAAGTGCAGGTGTGTTTAAAGGCGGTTTATTTAAAAGAAAAAAGTTATTAGAATACAATCAATCTTTAGCTGACAAGCTTGAAGACCCTAGATACGCCATTGCAAAAAATAAAAACCTACCAGACTTCCAAAAGGTACAAGAAATTAGAAAAACATTTGATAGTATATGGGAGTTGGCTAATAAGGCGGGTATTGATCTAGGCCCTAAAGAACAATTTTATTTTCCTAGAATGATAAAGCCTGAGTTTTTAGGGATATTTAATAAAGACATAGCAAATATAGCAAAGAACAATGCAGAGTTAGCATTTGACAGTAAGCTAGCAAATAATAAAAACTTTCAAGACTTGTTAAAGTCTTACATAGATACAAAACAGTTTGATCCTGCTACTATTAATGCACTGCAAAAAATGGGTGGGGTTGATCCTAATGTAACACCTAGAACAAGGGCACAGCAAGCTGAGGTCAATAGAAAGATGGCTCAAGCTTTTTACGACCTTAACCGTGCAGTTACGGTTCAGTTTGCCAACACAGCAAAGAACTTAGAAGTTGCTAGAAAAGGGGTTGATATACCAAAAGAATTTATGGAAAGAGATGTCAGATTAGTTCTTTCAAGGTACTCAAAACAAGTGGCAAACAGAATATCTTTTGTAGAAACTTTTGGCAAGAAGGGAGAGGTCATTACTAGCAGAATCAATGCACTTCATAAGTCTTCTAAGGATGCTTTAAAAGCAGGCGATTTAAAGCTTTCAAAACAGTTTAGCGAATCAAGCAGATTGTTAAAGCAGTTGTTTTCTGCTTCTACAAATAAAATTGAAATTGATCCATCGTACAACTGGAAGACACCAACGGCAAGAAAGTTTTGGGGAGATATTGTTGATTTTCAAATAGGTACAAAGATTGGTTTAGGTTTTGCTACAATACCAAACATAACACAGACTTTTATATCTACTGCAATACGAACAGGGTATAGGCCTTTGGTAAGGTCAATGTATAATTTATCTGTAAACCCTGTAGTGGATTCTAAAACTGGATTAAGATACAGAGATGCTATTAGAAAGTCTGGTGTTTCTAATTTGTCTGTCTTTCAAATGATTTCTAATTTGGAACCATCAGATAGGTTCATGGGTAGGTTTGCAGATATAACAACAAGGGTTTCACAATTTCAAAGAATAAATGAGTACAACCAAATACTTTCTGCGGCGGCGGCTAGGGAGTGGATACTGGCACTTAGGAAAACAGCTAATGGAAGAAGTGCTTTATTAGATACAGGTATTAAGTTACCTCAGTTGTTAGGCGGTGCTAGGATAAACAGAAGGCAGTGGGCGATTAAGACTCTAAATGAATTAGGCTTTGCTGACCATACAAAAACTCCCACACAAAGACAACTATATGAAGCTATGTATAAGTTCTCAAGAGACAGTCAGCTACAAAGAAACGTGCTCACAGAACCTTTAGTTTCTCTTGACCCTAGATGGAGACCTTTCTTTTTATTTAAAAAGTTTGGTTATAAACAGTTTAACTGGATGAGAGAGCAGTTACAGGCAGAGGTGTCTCGTGGTAACTTGTTTCCTATGCTAAGACTTGGTGTGGCGGGAATGGCAGGTGGTGAGTTTGTTGGATATGCGAGAGATGCATTTGCAGAATATATAGCAGGTAATGAGGTCTATGACAATAATAGATATATGTTTCCCTATTTATTAAAAGGAACCAAGTTATCAGATGTAGGATCAGATCAATTTGTAGAAATGTCTGAATTTACCATAGACGATTATGTAGATAGGTTTGCATCTGTTGGTGCATTTGGTGTTATAGGAGATATTGTTGCTAATGAAAATAAAATAAGAGCTATTGAGTTTGCTTTCAAACCTGCGATCGTTCAGGACTTTGATAAGATATGGAGTGCTATGACTAGAACAATAGAAGATACAAAAACATACGGATTAGGAACCGTTAAAAGACTTCCAAAGTATGTGGCTCCTATACTTGGTACAGTTCCTAGAAGGTTTGCTGAGAAATTTGAACCCGTTGGTCAGAGAAACGCTTATGTTTTAAGAATTAAACAATTAAGATTAGGAGACATAAGAGATGCTATCATAGAAGGCAATAGCGACAAAGCCGTTAGATTGATACAAGACTACAACAGAACTTATGGATCAGAAAACCCTATACTATATGATGACTACGATGCAGATGCGATTACAGAAAGAATTATAAACAGAATAAAGAAGAGACAAGAAAACGTAAGGAGAACTAATCCGTAACGTACAATAAGGTTTCCTCTGCAAATTCTGGAAACCCATGCTTTTCCCAGAACTTAGCTAATCTTTTGTAATATACTTGTGCTGTAATACGTTTCTTTTTTAAATCTTTAATGATTACCATAAACTCAGAAACCAATTCAGGTTCCATAGGTTCTTCTTCTACTGGAAAGTCATCCATTATATCCATTACTTACTACTCCTTATTTGTATAGAAAAAAGTTCTTCTTTCTTTTTCTTTGTATATGTAGACCTTTGACTCTTTGTCATCTTCAACCAACACTCTGGAAGTGAAGAAACTTGAGTGTCGTAACTACCTGCAACTCCACAAAATTTTTTAAGTTGGTCATCGTTTTTCTGTTTTTGTGGGTTAAAATATGATTTACCGCAAAAACCACAGGTTCTATTGGTTTTACTGCAAATTTCAAACATTGGCTTTAAAAAACCCCCTCTAATCTCACGATTTTCGCTGTAAAATAAATTATTGGACATAAGTATCGCCTAAATAAAAACTATTGAATAAGGGGGCCGTAGCCCCCCTATTATTAACAAGCACTAGAATGGCGTGTTTTTCTTGTACTCTTCCTTAAACTGACCAGAAAGATACCTATCTCCCTTATCGGTTTCGTTGATCCACAAAGAAAAGTCTTTCTTTTCTCCATTTACCATACCGTTACCAGTATAATCAGGCTTCTTATCGCCATCTTTTTTGAACTTGTTTTTCCACAGCGTAAAGCTGTTTTCTTTTTGTTTGTATTCGGCCATTGTGCCTCCTAGTTATGGGCAAGCTAATTCATTACTTTGTTTAGCCAACGCAGAGATTCTAATTTGTCATTCTTTTTATCTCTTTCGTAAGAACTTGCTTGCCCTGTTCTGTTATTCAATTTTGTTTCTAATTCTATCATTCTCTTGTAAGTTGATCCTCTTTTTGAGACTCGACCCTCTTTGATAATTTTTTTATAATAAGTGACAAGTCCTCTTGCTCCCATTAGTTTATTATTTTTCATCTGCCATTTCCTTCATTATAGATAATGTGTTAATAAAATATTCATAGTCTAATACAATGTATGGTTTACCACGATCCTCACGAATCACCACACCATGCTCTTGTTTTTCTGGCTTCATCCATACCGCTATCTGTTTCCTTCTTTTACACCCAAAGTATTGACCTTCAATTTCTATGTCTCCTTGTTCGTGTTGTGCTCCACCTCTGTCTCTGTTAAATGCTTCTAACCCTGCTTCTTTCGCCATACGTACGGCTTGTCTTTGTAACTCTGCACCACGTTGTCTTGCTCTTCTTCCACGTTGTACATTTTTAGGATTTTTCATACTGCTAACCTCATTTTACTGTGTTTATTTTTATTTCTGCAACGAGGGCAACTCATGTAAAGTTTTTTAGAATCTGACCAGTGAGTATTGTCACACTTATTGCATTCGTACAAATACTCTATAACATACTGACCATTTACATACTTAGTTCTGGTAAGATCAAACATTTTCTGTTACGCTACCTTCGATAACTAAGTCTGTACCTGATGATCTATCTGCCATCGCATCGTTTTCTTTGTCTAACATTTGATTTTTTATTCTCTGCATGTCTTGTAATAACGCAAGATAGGGGCCTCTGTAGTCCTGTACGTTTTCACCCTGCAAGGCTATTTTTAATGCATTGATATGTAACTCAACTTCTTGTTTAGAATACTTAATCAAAGCTGTACATGTATATTTCTTCATAATAATTCCACTCCCTTGTTTGCAGGCAAGTATGCGTTAGTTCTAACAATACTACCGCCATTAATTGTTTTTTGTGTTCTCGTGTTTTTAACGTCAAAGTCAAATAAAAAGTTCCCGTATTTGTCTGTTATTTTCCAATACATAACAATTTCATCTGTAATTAAATACAGAAAACCAATAAAAGGAACTCTTAAAAGAGTAGATAATTTCTTACCATCCATGATTTTATCAAAGGTAACAAGCCAAGAACCAAACTCTCTCAACTTCATAAGACTCATATCCCTACACTTAGACTCGAATATTCCTGAGACTTGATTGTTTTTCACAATAATTCCATCTACCTTAGCATCCATATTCTTATCCGTTTCTACCAACATAGAACCTTCTTTATGCTCTTTGCATATATGAAAGTTTATTTTTTCTAACATTTTTCTTTCATACTCCAAAGACTTCTGTCCTTTTTTTGTTAGTATATCCATTAGAAAGGTACAGGTGCTTTGTCTATGAGTTGGATAACTCTTGCTACGGGGTAGTGAATTTCTTCATCTAAGTCATTTAAAAATTTCTTTTTAAATACATCTATCAATACCTTTGCCATCTTAATATCGTGGAGGTAGAGGAAGGGTAGTTGCCCACTCTTCCTCTCCTCTTTCCCAATGACCATCATAGAAATAAACTTTGCAAATCCCCAGTTCTTCTTGTGCTCGTATATTGCATCTTCTGTTTTTTTGTATCTGAATATCCCGTTATCCCTTACGGTATTATCGGCATAGTTGGGATGCTCATTCCTGTCTATCTCATACTCTGGTTTGAATACGTCTGCCACATACCTACCGAACTTTACGTTCTCAGACAATTCCATACCTACTATATGAGCCGTGTATCTTCCAACAGGAACTGACTTGCCGAAATCAAACGGATCATCAGGGTAAAATGCATCTCCTATTTCCATGTTGGTTTACTACATTGCCTCTATCTTAGAAAGGCAAGCCTCTAGGTTTTCAAGAGTAATGTTGCCATTCTTTAACTGATACAGTACTTTGTTCTTATTCTTTGCACCTAAATTCCTCACAGCATCTGTAATTTTTTTAGTGACATACTCTTCGTCAGTTTCTTTAATGACTGTACCATTGAACTTATCCTTGACTTCTTCTACCAGTTCTTTATCTGTCATAGCTTTCTTCTTATCTAGCATACCTTTAATGCCATCATAGCCATGTATAATAAACTGCACCCACTTCTCCATTGACTTCATATTGTCAGGCGTAAGTTCTTGTCCTTTCTCAATGAAGGCCACTGCGACACCGTGTCGTATCTTGCCTTCTGTTATTTTATCCCAATCGGGTTGTTTGTCGCTCATAGATCGACTCCTTTCTCTTTGTATCCACCACCGCATATTTCATAGAAGTTGCAATATTTAGGGTTGCACTCCCACTTATATACAGGAGCTACACCTAGCTCAATAGGTGGATTACCTGTTTCAAAATTCTTGTTAACATGATGCCAGTATTCTTTCGCTTTCTGCACGTACGATGTTGGCACTACTTTTTCTTTCATCATTGAATTATCTTTATTGTAATATAGTAACGACAGTTTTTTTAATTTGTTCCCAGTATGTTCCTCAACCCACCAACCGTATGTACCTAACTGTATGTTATAGTTCACAGAAGGGTTGGGGTCTGGGTTACGACCAAACAATCCTTTCCACTTCCAAGCATTGCACGTTTTAATATCATATAACGCATCATCCTCAATAATCATTACATCTAAGAAGCCACGTACATTTACCTCTGGTAATTGTATCTCACGTTCTATCATTATTTGAGAACCGTTGATTCTTGCATAGTCCATTAATGCTTCTTGTATATCTCCATGTACTAAGTCTCCAAGCCGAAACAATCTCATGGTTTTATCATCTATTATTTTTGGCTCCACATCTGCTACATGTTGAAAATAATGTTTCCTCATGCACATTCCCGCTGAAGAAGCGTGAAACCATTCTTCCTTGCCTTGATATCTTTTTTTCTGGTGAAGGTCATTGCCCTTTCGCAACCAGTCTTCGTATATCTTTTGTATGTCTAACATAATTTGTCCTTTGGTATATAGGGGCAGGGCAGGCCCTTTGAGATGTGTAGTTGCGGAGTGGATCGGAAAATTCGTTGGAGCAAAAACCGATCCTGCCTGCCCTGTAATAATTTCATTTAGTCTTTTGTCTCCAATATAGACTCTTTATCTGCAAAGAAGTTAATCTCTATAACAGCACCTTCATCTGTCTTTGCATATATAGTCTTAACGTAATTCTTGCCATTTCTAATAGCCGATGTCTCAGTAGACAAAGACTTAACGTTATGTACGTTAACCTCTTGATAATTCCCTAGTGTTGACTGCATTGTCCTCTCCTTGTATTGTTTGTGCCCATCTATCAAGTGCATTGTATTCAGATGACTCTGCTTTCTGCACGAGCTCTAGGGCTTTTCTTAGACCAGTAATCTCAGCAAAATAATAATCGTTTGATGGATTATCGTCCCACTGCTTCTCCACATTAGTGATCTCCTTAGCTAGTTGATATTTCAGTTTACTTAATACTGTAAACACTGTCTTCTCCTTTTTGTTGTTCTATTATGTAACGCATCGTTTTCTATTTTGTTCCCGTTTTTTATTATATTCCTTCACTATATCTTCTATGTGCTTCATATATCCAAATTGCTTATGGGTCTTTAGGTGATGACAGTTACGACATCTAATCTTACACTTCTGTATTTCTTTTTCTATGGTTTCCCATTTGTATCCAGTTCTCACAAGATGACCGACTCCCTCCGTTGGCCTAAGCTTTCCTCTCTTTTTATTTCCCTTAACGTGATCGAACTCCAGAAGTCGATGATCGTTCTCACCACAATCTACACAGCCATAAATAAAGTACTCCATAAATATTCTTTTGTAGTTTTCTTTTACTACACGAGCTTTTCTTTCTTTGACTTGCTGTATCCTATGCTCCCTGCGAGATTCATACCAAGTATCATTGTGATATTTCTTTTGACAAATCTTACATAAGTATTGTCTACCATCGGGCTTGGCACGATTGATATAAAACTCCTTACGGGGTTTGTCTTCTTTACATTTAGCACATCTCTTCAACATCTCAAGTTTCGATTCTTTTTAATTTAGTTATTCTTAGTTTCAGATTCAATGTTTTCTTTTATCTCATTTGTTTCATCAGGGTCTACGTCTATCTCTAAATATTTCTCATCGTCCATAACAAAGTTAATTGCATCTTCTTTCAGGATAGACTTAGCTTCCTCAACTGACTCAGCTTCTACAAATCCACTAGCTGTTATTGTCCAATGATATTCTTTCATTACTTACCCCCTAATCTGAATGGAAACTGCACCCACTCATTGTTTTCATTTTTATATTTACATCCTCTTTTTTCTATGGCATACTGCATAGCTTCTTTCATTGTCCTAACTCTTGTATAGCAAGTGTATCCTAAATTCTCACTGCTGTTCCAAGTGATTTCTATTTCTCCTGTCCAATGACTTTTTTGTTTGTTAGTTAGTTTCATTAGTTGCTCCTTTTTATAGGGGCGGGTTGCCCCGCCCCAGTTTAGTTTACGCTACCTCTTCCTCTAAAGGGTACTTTTCGTATTCACCCATTCTTTCAAGAACACGCTGAACTAGATACCATATCACATCAAACCTCAGGTTTCTTTCATGGCGGTCATCTAGTCTACCCTGATTACAATCCCAGTTGTATTTATTTACAGCCTTTAAAACGTTTAGCATCTCAGGTGCAGACGTTATTAATGTAGCATTACTTTCTAGTTCCTTCTTAGATAACCCTCTGTTCATCTCGCAGATTGTTTCTGCAAAGGCTTCTTCTTCAACGTATCCATTTATCGAATAGCGATTGACTTGATCTAATTCCCATTTTCCTTTAGTTATATTTTTACTAACAGTTTGATCTTTCATTACACATCTCCTTTTTTTGTGTTTTTGTTTTGGCATTTTTATTTGTGCCGTTTCTTATTAAACGCTTAAAAATTTAAAAAGTTCCAAATTAATTTATAGAGGGGCGGGTTGCCCCGCCCCAGTTTAGTTGTTTTATTTATAATTGATGCACGACTTATCTTTAGAGCTTGAAGTCCATTCATGCCCCTTGCTACATTTGTAGTCTGTCCATGTTACTTGACCACTATGTCTTCCTCTACTCCAAATAGTCTGCATAGCTGAATAACCTTTTTCTTTTTTCACGATAGTTACTCTACCATCACATCTCTGTTTTTTCATAATAGCTCCTTTTTATTATTGTTGTTTTAAGCTTCGTGCTTACTTATTAAACGCACCAAGTTTCAAAAAGTTCCAAATTAATTTTTCACGTCAAAGATATGGTAGACCTCAACATGCGTATTACAATCATAATTTGAGCAAGTAAAGTTAGATACAATACCTTCGCTCTGTTCGTCTTCATACATCTCTTCTATATCGTGATCGCCACCCCATATTAACTCTGACTTACATTGCCAACAGCGGAACACTTTGCAATCGTTTTCATCCTGAGCCTTGATAACATCCTTAAGTCTCTTGATCTTCTCATCTCGCCTATCTACCATAGATTCGTATTGCAGTAGTTCTAGCTGTAACTCCTTATATTCTTTCACTTACGGAACCTCTTCTTCTTTTCACGCTTCACTTCATCTAGGGAAACTACAAATGCTGTACATAAAAGAATCAACACCAGTAAAAGGATTAGTTCTGTCATTTCCCCCTCCAGTCTTGTATCGAGTAAATTACCAAAGTTACCAAAAACATACCCATTGATAGAGCTACCAAACCCATACCGAATATGAGAAAGTTTACTATCCATTCTGCTAAGTCTATCAGTATCATCTGTCCTCCTTCAGCTTCTTAATCTCAGTTCTAATATACCATCTCATTAAGTAATGGTATATAAGATGCAGTATCGCAAGGTATACCACTATAAAAACATCAAATCCATTCTCTGATAAAGATTGTAACCAATGTATCATTATTCGCCCTCCTCGTTCCAAGTATCACAATGCTCTAAGCATTCTGTACAAATATTATAATCTGGGTACACATCTGCACCGCAACATTCTGATCTATCCATATTATTCCTCCACCTGCTTTGCTCTTTTATATAAGAACGCTTCTATTATTCTTATCATCAACTCTGAATTGATGTTGTGTTCACTCATTAAATGCTCTGCTTCTCGATCTACTGCTTCGTCTAACTCTGGAAACAATGTATCGCACAGCTCATCAAATAACAGATCGTTTTCGTTCATTTTTTACTTCTCCTTTTTGTTTATATGTTCTTATCATACAGACTAATAACAAAAGATAATTAATGATGTCCATAATCCTACCTTCTATACTTTCCGAGTACTCTTTACCATCTTTAAAATAGTTAAAAACACTACTTGTATGCTTCAGTAAATATACAGAAAGTACCTTCATTGGTGATAGCCCTAATGTTTTTGCTATGTTCTCGAAGTTCCATAAAACATTTGAGTTATGATGTCCTTCTGTATACTCAATACGTTTGTCGTCTGAAAGTTTGAGAGTTTTCTTAAGGAAGTCCTCTCTCATAAATTGATATTCTTTTGAGTTCATAAATCCCTCCTAGTTTGAAAATAATCATTTATTTCATCTCTGTATAGATTGCTTACAAGAACGGGATCATTTATGAAACTTGATATAATTTCACAAAAGTCTTTCCTTGTTAGGTTGCAGTTGTCAATATCTAATTCAAAAAACATTATGACATCTTCCTTATCTATTATCTTTAGTGGTAGCTTCATATCGCTCTCCTTTTTCTTCATTGGATACGGCATCTTTACTCCTTTCCTTATCACGCTCTAGTTTTCTTTTGATTTCTTCCAAGTATCTCTTGGCACTATCGTAACCCATGTCAGTTACCAGACCTTTTATTTTACCCATTACTTCTCCTTTTTTATTTCTTCTACTTCTAACAAGTCGGCCTTCAAAAAAGCATCTGCATCAAATCCTTCGTCTGTTGGTGCTAGATCAAAATCATCGCATAATCTTTTCAATGCACTTTCCTTGTTGGATGCATCGACCTCATAGATAAGCCACTTCTTTACTTCAAATGTATATTTTTTCATTATTACTCCTTTTTATTTATTGTTGATAGGCACAAGCTAAACGGTTATGTGTTTGTTTGTTAGTTTGAATAAAATTTCAAATACATTATGTCTAGCTTGTCCCTATGTTTATTAGTTATACGAGGTTAGTTCGTATAAGTTCCAATTTATTTTAATAGTTTTGATGTCCATGTAATTCCATGTGGCAGTTAGCACAAAGGACAATACATTTCTTAATCTCATCAAATATCTTTTTAAGCCCGAAGCCACTACTAATCATGTTGCCAACATTAGCTTCCTTCGTATGGTCGTGATGATGGAATTGTAATGCCCAAGTAGAAAACTTTTTACCTCTTGATTTCTGAGAGTAGCCACAACTTCCACAACTTAGTTCTTTCTTGTAATTCCTTATCTTTCTAGCCTTCTCCATTCTTCCGTTAGGTGTTTTCTTTTTGTGATCCCAATAGCATCCATGTTTTGTACAGTAGTATCTTCTATATGGATTCCCTGATTTGTCAAACATACCCGTTTTAGCAAACTCTGATAAGTCCATACTAGCATTACATCCTTTACATGTTCTTGTTTCTGTCATTATGCCCCCATTGTTTTTTGATGTATTTTTTAATCTCACTTTTGAATATTATGTTTTTTGTATACCCTTTTTTATGACTCCAATCATCATTGCAAATATGATCATTGCACATATCGTCATTTAAATCCTCTACAAATTGCTCTGCTCCCCAAAAATCATATTCACAATCTTCACAAACCATTTTTATTTCTATCATTATATATCTCCTTTTTTTATTTACTTATGTAACTACACACTTAATTAAAAGTTCCAATTTATTTTAATAATGTACATCTGCGGGTACTACAAAAACCTTTTGATCTTGTAGGTTCTTAGCATCCCATTTGTTCAGTACGTTATTTAAATGATTCCTAGATTTTATTCCTTCGCCATCACTATCATACATCCAGACTCCTGCACCTCGGTAGTCTCCCACAGATTTGTAATGGTACTGAAGATGACTATTTTTCAGAGATTGTATGATTTCTAGGTCGCTCTTATTTTCTGTAATCTTTCGTATTTCTTGTAAGTGCCACCTCATATCCCTTAATGTATTTCTCCATCCGTCTACCACTAATTTACGCCCTTCTGCGGTGCTTATCCCTGAGACTGGTTGCAACCTATCACCCCAATACGAAGTACCACCATTATCAAAAGTATCGTAGTAGTCAAATGGATACTGCCCTTCGCATAGATGATCCATATTGTTTTTTGCTTTACCTAGTGCTTCGCCTTTGCTATTGGCATAGACTATGTTTCTTATTATCATGTGCATTTTATTTGCTCCCTTTTTTACATTTTTTAATAAATTCATTTTCATTGATAGTACCACAAACTAAACAAACGCTTTCCCAAATTGGACTAATCCATTCACATGGCTCACAATAGTCATAAAAATTATATTTCAATTCTCCTCGCTCAACAGCTTTTAAAACTGCAACTTGTCCATGCTTTTCATATATTTTATATGCCTTTTCATAATTGTCCATTACTCTTCCTCCTCATCATGTATCTCATCCCACAAATGTTCAGCTACCTCATAGAAATTGACCTCTTTTATAGAACTATTTACGATGTCGTTAATAAACCCATGTGTATATTCATACGAACTCAACACATCATCAGCCATATCCTCTGCCCACTCTTTAAGGTCTTTAGATAACTCATACTTATTTATAGAATCCTTTGTGAGTTGTAGGGCGTGTCTATAATCTCCCTCTGTGTTTGTGATCCACAAATTAAAGTTCCAAGTTTCATAATTTGTCCATCCGTTGTATTTATCACTCATTGTATTACTGCTCCTTTTATTGTTTGTTTACTTATTATACTACACTTTTAAAATAAAGTTCCAAATTTGTGAGCCGAGGAGGAGTCGAACCTCCGATTATTATTCTACCCTTTTACCCATTTTTAAGAGGGGCAACAAGGCTCTATTCCTTACGCTCTGTCCAATCTTAAATTGGCACACTCTACTTCTAGAGTCTTTCACACATTTCCATAGATTTACTTTTCACCTTGTATCGGCTCTATTACTTATTATACTACATTATTTTTTAAAAGTTCCCATTTATTTTTTATTTTTAAATTCTATGGTGTATTCTTCTACACCTTCCTCCAATAATTTTACTACTTTCTTTGCAAAAATATCTGTAAAGCTACCGTATGAATCACCCATTGCTTTAGCAATCAATGAGGTTTTCAACCTTCTATATACTTTGTTATCAATATGTAATTTTATAGTTTTCATATTTTCTCCTAAAGGGGATGCATTACACACCCCCTTTAATTTCTGTAAGTTAGTTTGTTTTCTGTACTTCGTATCCGTACTCAGAACCCACATAATTTATGTGTTTTGATGTTGTTACAGACCACCACCCAAGAGGTTTTATAGTTCTTTTTATGTGGTCAATCTCTGCAACCTTTGTGTCATAACTCCATATATTATGGTAATCAACTTTTAGATTTTGTTTGTATTTGTCTAGTGCTGTTCTTGTTGTTGCTGTTTGTGTTGTGTACATTTTTTTACTCCATTTTTTTGTTTTGTTACTTGTTATACTCTCCGAGTTGCCGAAAGTTCCAAAGTTTTTTTATTTATTAAATTCTTCTAATCTTTTCCACAACTTCCAATAAAAATAATCTCCTTTGATGCCGTAATTTTCTCCGATTACCTCTAATATCTTTTTCATTTCTTCTATTTTCTTTTGGTTGTCCATCTCAAAAACTCCTTATTAATTGTTATATATACTATACTCCTAGCATTAGAAAAAGTTTCAAAATAATTAAAATAAATTAAATCTTTTTTTGGGGGGTTGTGTGTGGGGGTTGTGGTTTATTAATTGGCTTATATAATATAATATAAATAAGGGAAGTAATTAATTTATATATATACCCACATATTACAGAACTTAGGCGGATTACCTACCTACGTGCACACTATATAATAAAAATAAACTACCCACGTGCACAAAGTTATAAAAAATCTACCAACGTGCACAAACTACCTACGTGCACAGAAATATAAAAAAATATAAAAATAAAAAAATTAGAGAATCAGGCCCCTTTCGGGGCCCTATCTCTGTTTTGTGTTATGACTGGAACATATCAGTTTGGTTAGGGTTTACAAAAGTAGTTTCTTCTGTATCCTTACCATATTGTAGAAGTCCATCAACTACTACACTATTATTACTGAAGTTAGCATTGGTTAGCTTTTCAGGATGCCATAGTACATTAGTCCCCGCATTTAACAAGCCCCATGCTGTGAAATCACCATCTTCATAGTATTTGTCCATAAGTTGACCGAATTGCTGTATTGGTAGTTGATTTCCACCAGTTCCTTTAGGGATGTATTTTTCTCTAATTAACTTGATTTCTGTATTATCAACTGGTTTCTGTAACTTACCACAAGCATCTACAAAGTTTGTTAGATGGTACTCGGATGAGTTTCTGAGCAAATTAGTTGCTTGGAATATCTCATCTTTCCAATTTAGACTTTGACCTTTATTATGACTAAACATATAACCAAAGCCATATTTATTAGAAGTCATACCATTTTTACAAATGTATCTTTGAAAGTAGATTCTAATTCCTGCACCAGTTGATCCATTGTAAGAGTTTTGTACTTCAAGTACTAGCCCCACAAGATCACCAACATTAGGAACTGGTTTCTCTAATCCACCATCTTTACAGAAATATATATCTCTGAACTGACCTTTGTTATTAAAGAACCTTTTTTCATGTTCCCATTTCAATCCACTAACAGCCATAATTTCCATAGCAACATCCATTAGTTCCCTATTAGGTACTAACAAATAATTAGCTGAAACATTACCAGCTAATAATTTATCCTGAGTACCTAATCGAACACCATACACCATAGGATTTATAGAACCATCAGGAAAGGTTAGTTGTTCCTTATGAACTTCCATAAATGGATCAAGATTACCACCATAGT